TGCCGGGACGGCGTCGTCGTCCTTGCCCGCCTGGTGATAGATCAGCCAGTTGGCGCCCAGGGTGGCGATGGCGTTCTGGCTGGTGACCTGGGTGATCGTCTCGTCGGTCTCGGCCTGGCAGAGCGCCGGCTGGGCGGGCAAATCTTCAAAGGTCTTCACTCGGCGGGCGCTGAAGGCCAGGGCGCCGGAGGGCGACCAGGCGAGGTTGGCGGTGAGGTCGAACAGCGCCTGGTAGATGGGTTCGGCGCGCATCTCAGCCACCGATCTGCGTCTGCAGAGCGCCCAGAACCGCGGATTTCATGCCGCTCTCGATGGCGTCGGCCATCTGCGCCAGGGACGATCGCAGGTAGCTGCGCTCAGGGATGTGCGAGCCCGGGTGGTGGACCACCTTGGCGAACACCTGCTCGCCGCCGGCCAGGAAGGCCAGGGCCTTGGCCCGGGACGGCAGGATGTCGTGGGGCGAGGTGACGCCGCCGTATTCCTGGATGGCGGCGTACTTCAGGTCGCCGCCGGCGAAGAGACGGGTGACGACCCTGTCGCCGGCGATCGTGGGGCCGTCGACACCGACCGAACCGGCCAGCGCGCCGCTGCGCGACTGCAGCACCCCGCCGCTGAGTTTCTGGCGCACCAGGCCGAGCAGCTGGTCGGCCAAGGCGGCGGATTTGGCGGCGATGGCGGCGGTGACCACTGCCGGGACGTCGTCCAGGCGCCCGGCCAGTTCGTCCGCTCCGGTGAGGGTGACGCTGAGCATCAGAAGGGCGCCAGCACTTGGTAAGGGGCGAGCAGCGCCTTCACCGTGGCGTTCATGTCGGCGAGGCTGAAGGCGACGACCTCCTGGCCGCCGAGGGTCTTGGAGCTAAGACCGATACGGTCCCGGCGGCGGAACGCCTCGCCCACGAGCTCAATCGCCGCCTGGGCGAGGTCCGGCGGCGTGGCGGCATAGCCGGCGGTGTAGGTGACCACTACCGGCAGGGCGAGCGGGAAGCGGTGGCCGATCAGGCGCAGGCTGCGGTCGTCGAACAGGATTCCGCTGGTGAGCGCCACCGGGTCGGCGGCGGCGGTGACGGTCTGGCCGGCGAAGGCGACGCTGTCGACGGCGGTGATCGGGAAGTTGCGCAGCAGCAGCACCGACTGGCCGTTGCCGCGGTAGGTCTCGGCGTAGTCGGCCGAGAGTATCTGACGGCCGAGGTAGTTCGTGACGAAGGACGAGACCGCGGTGATCAGGGAGGAGATCTGGGCGTCGGTCGTGGCCCCGGAGACGCCGAGCCAGGTCTTGACGGTGTCGAGATCGGTCAGGTCGCCTGCGGCCATGGGCGGGGCTCCTCAAGGCGGTCGGACCAAAGAGCCCTCACCTCACCTCTCCCACTGGAGTGGGAGAGGAATACTGAGGGAGCGGGGTGGCGGATGGACGGTGAAGCCCGCGCCGGCCTTTCCGTATCCCTCTCGCAACGGGGAGAGGTACGGCGAGGGGTCGGCGGGCCGGGGTTCAGCCTTTGGCGATGTTGGTGATCACGCCCATGGCGAAGGGAGCGTAGACGGCCAGGACCTCTTCGACGTAGACGCCCTTCTGCCGCTGGCGGGTCACCGGGGGCCAGTCGATGGCGTAGTAGTCCTGGCGGCACTTCACCTCGGCGACGTTGGGCACCTCGGAGGACTGGTACTGGGCCGGCAGGTTCTCGGCCCAGCCGACGATGGTGCCGGGCGGCACGAACGGGTGGATCAGCACCGGGATGCGGGTGCCGCCGTCGAGCAGGAACGGGTTGTAGTAGGTGGAAATCGTGCCGCCGGCGTCGATCTGGTAGCCGCCACCGTCCGTATCCTGACGATACTGCAGCAGCGGTCCGGACCCGGACGACAGCACCTTGTCGGTGACGTTGCGCAGCTGCTGGCTGTTCATGAAGAGGACGGTCGGAGTTACCTGGTAGTTGTCCCACATGCTCTCCAGCATGTTGTCGATCTCCAACACATTGCCGCGCGTGCCGGCGGTCAGCGTCGAGCCGGTCCCGGCCGTGCCGGTGGCCAGGGTGTTGACGTAGGCGTTGCTGGACGACTTCAGCGCCGTGGTCAGCAGGCCGTCGTAGCCGAGGCTGTTGGAGGAGGAATCCGCGGTGACCGCGGTGGCCGCCTGCTGGCCGCCGACGAGCGGGGCGGAGAAGGTCGCCGAGTTGATGGTGGTGATCGCCTGCAGGGTTTCGGAGCCAGCCGTGCCTACGAACCAGGCGTAGGCGACGGCGCCCTGAAGGGCGGTGACGGTGGCCGCGAGGGTTTGGCCGAGAGTGATCGCCTGGGTGGCGTTCGACGACTTGTTGGACGAGCCGCCGTTGATGGCGAAGGTCTTGCCGTCGGCGCCGGTGATGGTCTTGGAGGTGGCGACGCCGCCGGAGAGGGACGAGTTGCGGTAGCCCTCAAGGGTGAGGGCGACGACGATCACCGAATAGGTGGCGCTGGGCAGGGTCGCGCCGGAGCCGGCGGCGGCGAGGCCGGGCGTGGCGGGCGTGCCGAGGGCGAGGGAATTGTTGCCGGCGAGGATGGCCATCTCCTCCTTCAGCATGGTCTTCTGCAGCAGGCGCATGGCCATGGTGGCCTGGATATCCTCGAAGCCGACCGCCGCGTTGATCGCCTCGAAGGTGACGGCGTCTTCTTCGCCGAGGGTGACGTAGGCGGCGGACTTCGAGGCGGTGGCGTAGCTCATCTGGCCGGCGCGCTGGCCTTCGGCGACCCAGCCGATGGCGTCATAGCCGGAGCCGATGATCGAGGAGACCTGGCGCCAGTTGGTGGCGGTGCCGCCGGCGCCGGAAACCCGCGGGACGCGGTTCCGCAGCGGGGTGGCGGACGGATAGAGGTTCTTAGCCGGGGCCTGCAGGTCGAAGGCGACCAGGCCGGTGGCGGTGGAGATGGTCTTCTCCAGCCGGTCCGGATCGACCCCGGCCTGGGCGAGGATGGTGCGGGCGATGTCCTCGCTGGGATGGGACATGGCCTGGACGAACTCCTTCTTGAGCTCGTCGCGGGAGAGGGCGTGAGTCATCGGGGATGCTCCTTTTTCGGGGCATGAAAACGGTCGTGCGTCCTTCGAGACGCCCGCGATGCGGGCTCCTCAGGATGACGTAGGTGTTTGATGTGAAAAGAAATTCGTCTTGGTGAGGAGCGCCAGAAGGGCGCGTCTCGAACCACGCACGGTGGGCTATCCGACACTGATCGGCTGGCGCAGGGCGGCCTTCATCAGGATCAGGGCGCGTTCGTCGGGGGTGAGGGCGGCGAAGGCTTTCTGGGCCTCGTCGGCGGTGAGGTCGTGGCTGCCCGTGGCCGGATCGGCGTCCTCGGCCTTGCCGATCGGCCGGGCGTGGCCGCTGGCGGCGGTTTTTGGGGGCAGCGGCAGGCTGGCCAGGCGCTCGATGATCGCGGCTTGAGACTCCAGGCGCCGCTCGAGGGCTTCCATGCGCGGCAGGGCCTTGGCGAGGGCCGCCTCGACCAGGGCGCCGCCGTCGAGCTTGGCGAGGTCGCCGGCGGTGACGGTCTTCTCGGCGTCGGCGCAGTTGTCTGGATCGCAGGCGACGCCCAGCGCCACCAGGGCGTCGTGGGCCGCCTGCAGGGCGTCGGGGTCCTGGCCTGCCAGGTCGGCCACGCGCGCGGCGATGTCAGCGCCGGTGTCATCATCCTCATCAGCGTCGTTCGGAGCGTCGTCGTCATCCGCCGAGGAACCGTCATCGGCGTCAGCGTCATCCGGATCGTCGTCATCATCTTCATCGTCAGCCTCGGCGGCCGCCTTGGCCATCGCCTCGGCGACGAGGGCGGCGCGGGCCTTGGCGACGTAGTCCTTCCAGGCGCCCGGTCGGCCGGCGGCCTTGGCCATGGCCGCGGCGCGGGCTTTCACCGCTTCGTTGCCCGGCGCTGCGGCGGGTTCGGCGCCGATGTCCGCCTTCCAAAGATCGATCACCGCCTCGGGATTGGCCGGGCGATCGACCAGGCTGATCTCGGAGAGACGGATCTGGGTGATCACGGTGGGATCGGCCGGATCGCGAGCCAGCACCCGCCCGCCGATGGAGAAACCGGAATAGGTCCGGGACTTCACCTTGGCGATGGCCACCGGATCGACCACATGGGCGACGATGCGAGTCGCGCCCTCATCGTCCACCGTGGCCTCGAGGGTGCGGCCGGCCGCGGACGGCTGGTGCATCTCGCGCAGCGCCGGATAGAGGGCGTAATCGGGGAGCGCCGCTTTCATCGCCGTCGGCAGCACGATCTCGCCGGCGTCATCGCGCGTGCCGGACGAGGCGACGCCATAGACCTTCAGCGTGCCGTCGGCCTGGTCCTCGATCTTGGTCAGTTCGCCGAAGAGGCGCATGCGGGCGGGCTCCTAAGCTGGCGTCTGGACGGGGGCTGGCGTTTGAGGCGCGGCCGCGAGGGGCGTCGCGCCGGTTCCGGCGTAGATGCGCGGGGTGTCGCCGCCGTCGACGGGGCCCTGGCCGCGGCGGGCGCGGATTTCGTTGATGGTCGCCGAGCCGTTGCGCAGGGACTTGTCGTCGACGTCGCCCTGAACGGACGGGTCGATGGTCGGCGTGTCTTCCCAGGCGAATTCCAGGTCGGTGACACCGAATTCCTGCTCGTTGACCTCGTCGACCAGGCGTTTGACCCAGAGTTTCAGCGGCGCGAGGCCCTCCTCCAGGGCGCGGTCCTGGTCCTCGCCGGCGGTGGCGCGGTTCATCTGTTTGACGAAGGGCGTCGGCGGCAGGGAGAAGGCGAAGGCGACGATGCGGGCCAGCCACTCGTCGAAATCGTCCTTCAGCGGTGGGTCCTTCAGCGCCTGATACTGGGCGCCGGCGGGCGTCCAGACCAGCTTGGCGCGCTCGGCCGCCTGGCCGGCCAGCTGGGCGTTCAGCCACAGCTGCAGCTCGCGGATCTGGCTGGGGCCCCAGCCCTCCGGCGCGGTGAGGAAGCCGGCGGGGGCGTTGCCCTCGGTGAAGTAGGCCAGCTGGGCCGCCTGGCGATTGACGATGGTCTGGATGGTGACGACGATCTGCTCCACCGGCGAGAAACCCAGCACATGGTTCGGGCGCCGGTTGCGCGGGGCGTAGAGCAGGTCGTCGGTGGTGAGGTCGGCCCAGACCCGGCCCTTGATGATCTGCTGATAGGCCGGATAGGGCGGCAAGGGCGCGCGACCGGTCTCGTCGACCAGCACCTTGATGGTGTCGCCCGGCACTACGTCGAGCCCGATCAGCCGGCCGGCGCGATCGCGGCGCTTCTCGAAGGCGGGGGCGTCGATGGCCAGCAGGTCCTCGACCGCGAGCCGCAGCCAGGTGGAGAAATTGTGCACGCCGTCGGGGCGGCGCCAGAACTGGGTGAGCCCGAGGGCGGCGGCGTCCAGGTTGGCGCCGGCCGTGGCCCCGGAGCGGGCGGCGAAACGCCAGCGCAGGCCCTCGACCTGATCCTTGCGGGTCTCGATGGCCAGGCGGACCATCTCGACGTTGGAGAAGGCCCGCAGGTGCGCGAAGCCGAACGGCTCCGTGGCCCGGGGCGTGAGGGTGGTG